GTCTTGAAGGGCCAGCCCTTGACCTCGGCCTCACCGATCGCGGCCTCCGGGCTGTACTTCTCGTCGCGGATCTTGGCGATCAGGTAGTCGGCCAGCTCGTAGTCGTTGCCGATCTTCAGATCCGGGCCCTTGGCGCGGAGGTTTGCCTCATATCGAGCCTGCGCGCCGTCGGGGTTGTATCTGATTTCGGTGGTGTAGTCGCTGTTTCGGTGCTCATAGGTGCATCGCTTTAGCTCGCGGTATATCGTCGTATGATGCACGCCGAGCTCCTTGGCGATGTCCGTCGGCTTCATTCCTGCGCGGATGAAGGCGTCGAGCTGGATGCGCTTGGTCGGCGTCAGATGGCTCCAGTGCTGTCCCATTGTGTTCCCCTCCGTGATAAAAGAAAAGGAGCGGCCCGCCGGCCGCCCCTTCTGTGTGTCAGTGTTCCTCGTACTTTTTCAGGAGCTCGAGCGTCTCCTCGTCTGTGATGATGTCAGCCAGCCTGCACTCCAGCGCGTTGCAGATCTTCAGCAGCGTCGGCAGCTTCGCGCCGTTGATGTCCCGGGCGCCGCGCTCGTACTGCTGGAGCACCTGCACCTTGATCCCGGCCAGATCGGCGAGCTGAGACTGAGACAGGCCGGCAGCCTTGCGGAGCTTTTGTAGCCCCTCGCTTTTGTAGGTCACTTTGATCGAGATGTCCATGTTGTTCCTCCCGCTTGACTTTGCCGTGGTTTCGTGGTTATAATGAAAAGGAACGGCGGGCGGGATTTTTCCCGCCGTCCTTCGACCTTACTGCTTGGGCTTTTGGTTCGGCTTTATTGTGATCGTAATGGTGGCAACCTGTTCACACTTTAGAGCCTGTTCCAGCAGCTCGAGCAGTTTTTTCATCTGCTCAGCATCCACGGCTTTGCCTCCTTTCCGCGGTTTTGCTCTCCTTTCTTTCTGTACTCGGCTATCCCTTGCCTGTGATTATATTATAGAGCATTTGCTCTATAATGTCAAGCATAATTCGGCAGATTTTCAACATTTTCCCGCGATTTTCCACAAAAAAAGCCGCACGGCGTCGCTGCCGTGCGGTTTTCTCATTCTTTCCCGAGCAGGTGGTTGATGGTGGTGCCGAGAGCGGTCGCCAGATAGTCCAGCTCGTAGTCAGCGACGACTCGGCTGCCGTTCTCGATCCTGCTGATGACCTTCTGTGTGACGTCCAGCCCGATGATCTGGAGCTTGTAGGCGAGCTGTTCCTGTGACAGGTTTGCCCGCAGCCGCTCCTCTCTGACTCTCTCCCCGGAGATGTTGCACCTGCCGTCTGGTTTGTATATCTTCGCAGCCCTCGCCTCCCTTTACGCTAAAGATGACTATGCAATATTGACTTTACCAGTTTTGGCATGGTAATATTATGCCAAAGATGACTAAACACTAATAAATACAAAGTCATCAGGAGGAGGTACTGCATGGGGCTGTTTAGCTTTCTGAAGAAAAAGGAGCCAGAGCCGGCTCCTGCGATCACGGCCACGATCCACGCTCAGACCGTAGAAGTGAAGCAACGGACGCACGGCGAGCTCCCGCTTGCCGAGATCGGCGGCTATGTGAGCCCGTCCGGCGGTTTTGTAAACTATGGGCGTTTTTGCGTTACTGGTATGAACTCCAGCACAGGGAGAAAGAACACGAAGCGATACGAGGCGCAGACCGAGGCTGACGCCAGAGCTGCGGCTGCGGATGATGGCCTTGTCGAGCCTATGACTGTGCAGGTGGAGCCGCAGATCCCGCCGACCGATCGACAAATGGACTACGCGCTCGAACTCGAGGCCATGCTCCCCGACGGCGTATGCAAGGAGGACGTCAGCGCGATCATCAGTAGGATCACCGACGAGGACGAGGCTGCACCAGATCCCGGCCTTTCGTTGTATGCGCACGCCTGTGGGGTGAAGTTTTCGCGCTTTGTCGGTGAAAAGGCTCTGCTTTCGTATATGGTCAGCCAGATGCACGGAGCCGCTCGGGGCGAGTTGTATGCTTATGCCGTTTACCGGCAGGAGAGCGGTGGAAGGTTCAGTGATCCGCGTGGTCTTTCAGTGTATGAGTTTCTGCACAGTTGCGGGGCTGAGATTGCTGAAGATCCTGCCCTGCTGAAGTCTCTGGAGGATCGTGATGTCTATGACTTCGCAGGCCCGAACAGAGGCACGAAGGTTTACAAAATGGCCGCTGCCAGATTGAAGCAGTGCGGGGCCCTATAAAACAGGAAAAGCCCGCCCGGGATCTCCGGGCGGGTTTTCTTGTGCTGTGAAGTTGTGGATCAGCGTGCGAGTGCTGCGTTGACGGCCTGCTGGACGGCGTTATAGTCGTAGCCGGCGGCCTCGAGGCGCTTCTTGCGGTCTGCGCCGTTGCCCCACTTGCCGGCGATGACCTCCTTGGCGATCTCGGCGATGGTTTTCTTGGGGGCTGCGGTTCCCGGGATCTTGATCTTCTGGCCGACTCTGATGATGTTCGGGTTGGTGATCCCGTTGTACGCTGCGAGCTTCTGGTAGGTCGTCCCGTACTTGGCCGCGATCTTGCTCAGGGTGTCGCCGGCGACGACCGTGTAGGTCACTTCGCTGGTGGTGCCGCCGCTCGGCGTCTGGCTGCCCGTGTTGGCGTTTCCGGGCTCTGCGTCGTAGGCCGGGCGGCCATAGCCGACGATGTAGTTGTCGCTCAGGTAGTAGGAGCGGCGGGCCACTTGGTCGGAGGTGTTGCCCTCGATGGTGTAGACCTTGCTGCCGTCCACTTTCTCGACGAGGCCGGTGTGGCTGACGTTGCTCTTGGAGTGCGCGGTGCTGAAAAAGATCTGGTCGCCGGGCTTGGGATCCTTGGCGTGATAGCGGCCCTGCTTCTCGTAGTACATGAGGGAGTAGGTGCAGCCGGCGCCCGCGGATCTCTCGGGCTGGCAGAGCAGGCGCAGCGCGTCCGCATATCCGAAGGCGGTCAGCATACACCAGTCGACGAACATATCGCACCATGCGAAGCCGTTTTTCTTGCCGTTGTACCACTTCGGGTACTTCTCGTCGAAGTCTCTGGCGTACTTGGTATAGTTGGCGCTGCCTGCGTTGGCGGTCGGGTTGTCGAGCTGGCTGTTGCTCTTTTTCTCGTGGTAGCCGATCTCTGCCGCAGCGATGGCGAGAACGGCCGATGCGTAGCATTTGCTCATAGTTTTACCTCCTTAGCTGTAAAAAAGAAAAAGGGCGGGCCGGAGCCCGCCCCTCTCCGTCATTCGATAGTCAGGCCCTCGGTGTTGAGCTGCTTGACTGCTGCCTCGATCGCGTTGATGACGCTCTCCTCGTCGACCTTGAAGCCCTTCTGCTTCAGGAAGTCGATGACGTACTGCTTCTTCTCCTCGCCGCGGCCGGCGCCCTTGTAGAGCTGCTCAGCAGCAGCGACGCCGATCTTTACCCACGCGGTCAGCTCCTTGCGCTGTGCCTCGGTGGTCTGGCTCTTGAGCCACGGGATCAGGAAAACGCTCACGCCGGCGCCGATCAGAGCGATGGCTGCGTTGACGATAGGGGTGATGTCGATGGTGTTCATCCTTTTGCCTCCTCATTGTTGAGAGTGTCCCCGGACAGATCCGGGAGCGGGTTGCCGTCGGCGTCGAGCCTGTGGCGGTTTCTGCTGACCTTTTCCCCGAGGCTCTTGGCGGCGTATGTGATTAAATAGCCGATGCAGGCCGTGAAGATGGTGCTCGTCAGGTCGCTGACGGGATCCAGCCCACGGGCTGCCAGTGTGTAGGACGCGATCGGGCAGACAGAGGCCACGATGGCCGCCCAGTAGGCGAGCCTCTTGCTGGCCTCGATCTTCTTCTTTTTCGACCGGCGCCGGCGGCGTCTGGCTGCCATGTCTGCCTCCTTCCTACTCGAGGATCGCTTGGATCCCCTGCTTGGTCAAAAAGTCCTTTTGCTCGTGTTTTACCTTGGCCGCGTAGTCGAGGGCCGCGTGCATATCCCCGTTGCACTTGGCGTCAGGGATGCTCTGCACGGCCTTGGCTGTGGCCTCAGCGAGGGCGATGGCCGCGTTGGTGCTCTGGATGGCAAGGAGCTGAAGCTCCTCCCGGGCGTGTTCGCGCTCCTCAGCCTTTGCGCGGGCCGTCGCCTCCTGTTGCTCTCGCTTTTTCTCGCGCTTTTGGATCCTGTGCTCCAGCAGCCAGAAGAAAAAGCCGGTCACGGCAGTCGGGATCCCCATCATGGCGATCAGGCTGCCGATGCTCATTTCATTCATAGACTCACCTCACAAAATTGGAGGGCCGCGAGCTGCGTCCCTCCGTATTTTTTTAGGCTTCTTCCTCGAAGTAGCCCATGTCGACGAGATACTGATGGACGCGGGCCTTCAGCTTCGCGGGGACGTTGTCCTCGGTGATCTTGCCCATGATGATCTCGCCTGCATAAAGACGTACCAGCATTGTGCGCTCCTCCTTTCCTGAAAAAGTCAGTAACAGCCACGCGAGGGCCCGGGCGATCATTTGGCCGCCCCTTCCTCCGCGGTGCCGGCGTTTGCTGCCGCCTCGAGTGCGGCGATGGCGTCCTCGACCTGCTGGCGCAGTTTCTTCGGGACGTCGTTGATGGTCATGGTGGAGCCCTCACGGGTCAGCTCTCTGACGTACAGCTCGACGATCTTGCTCATACCGTCGCCTCCTCTCCGTAGACCACGTCAGCCAGCTCCATGATGCAGCCCTTCAGCAGCTCAATGGTGTCAGCCTGCTCGGCGATGGTCTTGTCCTTCTCAGCCGCTTCGGCCTCCTTCTGGTGCAGCTCTTTGATGCTGTCGCTCTTGTGCTTAATCATGCAAAGTTACCTCCGATCGACTGGATGTAGCAGGTTTCGGTTGCAGAGCCGCGGAGCAGCTTCACCTTGACCTTGACGCCCCAGTCGCTCGCGGTCTTGGTCGTGTTGGTGAAGAAGTGCTTCTGGCTGTTCAGGGCCTTGGTGGTGATGTCCTCCCATGTCGGGCTCGCGTCGTTGCCGTTGTTGCAGATCCAGACCTGAAGCGTGCAGCCGGCCGGGAAATTGCCCTGAATATTGACGAGGGCCTTGGTTGGCATGGCGTCGGCCGTCATGGCGACGGTCTGGACAAACTCGACGGAGGTGACGGCCTTGGTGAAGGTCAGCGTCCTCACGACGGAGGCGTCCTTGGCGTCGGTGGCCTTGATGGTGATGGTGTGCTGCCCGTTGGTCAGCTTGAGCCACTGGTCGCCCGTCAGGCTCAGGGTGTTGGTCTGGCCGAGGGTGACGGTGTAGCTCTTGATCGCCACGCCGTCCAGAGACTCGACGACGTCGACCTGATGGCCGTCGGCGTCGGTCACGACGTACTCATGCGTCGGGGACGCGCTGCTGAAGCTGCCGAGGTCTCCGTCGCTGCCGCTGATGACGGGCGCCCGGTTGTTGATGACCGTTCTGGAGGCGCTCGTGGTATATGCGGACTCGGCGCCGGCTGCGTCGTATGCCTTGACGCGGAACTGGATCGAGGTGGAGCCGTAGGTCACGGCCACGGAGTAGGTGCGGGACGACCCCTTGTAGATCTGCGTCCATGTGCCGGAGTCCACCTTTTTCTCGAGGATGTAGCCAGAGAGGTTGCCGTCCGAGTCAGTGGAGGCACCCCATGTCACGGTGATATTTTCGCCGCCGATGACCTCGCTCGGCACGTTGATGGTGCTCGGCGCGGTGGGTGCCTGATTGTAGATGACCGTGTAGCAGCCGTCCGAGTCGGTAGAGTCGGAGACAAGGAGATCAGAGGAAAGATTACAAGCGGGGCGCAGACCGCGGTAGCCGAGGTAGGCGTAGTAGTAGTCCAGCGTGCCATCGTACCAGACGCAGCGGGCGTAGTAGGCCGACCCGGCATAGGCGTCGCGCAGCCAGTAGTACCACGCGGCATTTGCGGCCGGGTTGCTGTTGTAGTTGGAGTTGGCGACGCACTCAGCCGTCACGGTTGCGATGCGGCTGCTGTTGTCGCTGAAGATCGCCAGCTTGCTGCCGCAGGTATGGTCGCCGGAGAGGCCGACCTCGGTGCAGGACAGCGGGAAGATCTTGTCGGTGCAGGTCTCAGTCCCGCCGCCGTCGGTGGAGCTCTTGCCGACCGTGATGGTGGTGTCGAGCAGAGCCGCACGCTCGTCGGCCGTGAAGGCGTTCAGGAAGCCGGCGAGGCCGTCGTAGGCGTTGTAGCCGTTCCAGACGTTGCCGGAGGTAGGCGATGCATCAGCGGAGTGCTGTGCGGTGTACCACGCGCCGGCTGCAGCCGCGCTGTTGAGCCACTGGCGCAGGTTCGAGTAGATGTACCTGTTGTTGCCGTAGCTCCTGCGGTCGCTGTTGCTATTCGCGCTTTCCTTCGCGTCGAAGCACAGCATTTTGATGATCTGGTTCGTGACCAGCGTCACGCTGTTGGAAGGGTAGCCCGCGTGGTTCTTGTCAGCCACGAGCCAGACGATCGGCTTGCCGTGAATGGTGCCGAACTTCACCTTCGACTTGTTTGCGAGGTTGCTCAGTTTTTGGGCCATGTGTGTTTTCTCCTTTCGGTGTTGGCCTCAGCTCCGGGAAGTAGCCGAAGAAGTAGGCGTCCATGTTCTGCCGCAGGTGGTAGGTGTTCCCGTGGGAAATATGGCCGCACCAGCTCGCGTAGGACTGGAGGACGCTCTCGAGCGTCATCCTGCCGGAGTCCACGAGGCCGCGATACTTGCGGATCTTCCGCTTCATGTTGTCGATGCTCTTGGCCCTCACTTTTCTGACCACCTTGCCCGTGCTCGTGAGGTAGGTGTGAAAACCGAGGAAGTCGATGCCGTTCTTCAGCGGGAAGATCTGCGTCTTGTTGTTCAGCCGCAGGCCGAGGGGCTTGATGTAGTCCTCGATCTCCTTCAGGATCCTGCGGAGCAGCAGCTTGTCGCTGCTGATGATGTAGAAGTCGTCCATGTATCGGCCGTAGACGAGGCCGAGGTCGTCGCGCAGCCAGTGGTCGAAGTCATCCAGATATAGCAGCGCGAGGAGCTGGCTGCTCTGGTTGCCGATCGGGATGCCCGGATCTGGCGTGCTGTCGATTATGAGCCACAGCAGCCACTCGACGAAGTCCCGGAGCTCGGGATCGGACAGGAAGGCGAGCGCCTTCTTTGCCTTCTCGAAGCAGATGGCGTGGACGAGTGTATAAAAGAACTTTGAAAAATCTCCCTTGAGCACCCAGCCGTCCGCGTAGTCCCATTCCTCCATCGGCCGGTATGGCAGGCCGGCAGCTCTGCGGGCTGCTTCGTCTGCCGCCTTGCGGCTGAAGAAATAGTGGCGCATGGCGTCAGCCAGACGGTCGAGGCCGTCGTGCGTGCCTTTGCCGATCTGTCCTGCGTAGTTGTCCCGGATGAAGCGCCGGGAGAAGCAGGGCTCGAGGACGTTGTCACAGAGGGAGTGCTGCACGACCTTCCCCTCGAAGTCGATGGCGAGGACGAGGCGCTCCTTGGGCTCGTACACCTTGAAGGGGTAGTAGGGGCCGAAGGTATAGTCCCGCCTCTGAAGCCGATCCGAGAGGTCAGCGGTGCGCTCGATGGCCTCCATGCGGTAGCGCATGGCGGTCGGGTTGTCGCGCTTTCCGCAGCGTGTTTTCTGGTACGCTTTGTAAAGGGCGACGAAGCTGTTGACTATGTTCTCCATGTTAAAAAATCTCTGCCGTGGATAGCCCCGGCCACGCTTTGTGTGCGCCGCCGGCAGCATCAGCAGTCCTGTGTTTACCCTTGACCCGGCCGGTCAGACGGCCGCGGCTGCGGGAGGGATATGCCTTCCTTGGATGATGGTGCATTGTGTTCGCCGGCCTCTCGGCCGGTTAATAAGTCGAGCAATCCATCGAAGCGGGGCGCAGACCGTTGTTGCCGTTGTAGGCGTTGTTGTTGTTCAGCGTGCCATCGTTCCTGACGTTGCGGGCGTTGTTGGCCGACCCGGCACGAAAAAACAAGGCATACCCCACGGGGCTGCTGTTAGGTCTTTGCGACCAGCTTGGCAGCCCTTTCTCTATCTTTCTTGTACCATGCGGCGGTCTGGTTCTTGACCCCGGCCGCCAGTCTTGACCAGAAGGCGAAGGCGTCATCGGTCACGCCCGGGAGGTTCTCGTGGGCGAACTCGATGTTGTCGATCAGCTTGCGGCAGTTACGCAGAGCTGACCGCTGTGCCCTGAAGCGCAGCTCCCGCTCCTCCGGGTCGGTCAGGAGGTGATCGTTGGCCTCCATCAGGTCAGCCACCAGATCGGCTGCCTCGTCGAACATTTTGTCGGCGAGCAGCCTGTCCTTTTTCGGGAAGATGTTGGTGTTTCTGACCTTCTTGTATGTGTGCTTTCGCAGCTCCTTGGCGTCGGTGATGACCTGCATCTCTGGCAGTTTCTCACGGCCGAAGGGCGGGCGGCCTACATTGGCCCGCTCGTATTGCCGCGAGTGTCCGTTGCTTGCCGTAGTACCTCACCTCCTTGCCTTTGATGATGATCTTGGCCCCGGTTCCGTCGTAGGCGGTGCCCTGTATGACGATCTCGTCGTTGTCCTCCCTGTTGCAGCAGGAGCATGGCAGCGCCAGCTCGGCGAACAGGTGGGCGATGATGCAGGACGCCTCGCTCAGCGGGATCGGGGTGTAGTCATAGCCGCCGCGCATCAGCACTCGAGCCTCGCGTAGCTCTCGTTCCAGATGCCGGTCGTCACTGTGACGCCCTCGAGGGTCTCGAAGGTGATCTGGAAGGGGTTGGCGGTGATGTCTACAAAAATCGCGTCCCATAGGGCGTCGACCTTGACCTTGAGAACTGCGTCAGCCGTGTCGACGTATTCCTTCGTCGTGAGATCCTTGGGATCCTCGACGGCTCCGTAGTGTTTCATGGCCCGGCCCTCCTTACAGCGCGACGCTGGTGATGATTACGAGGACAGGGTTGGTAGGAGCTGCCGAGAAGGTCACGGTCACTTTGCTGTTGGCTGAGGCCGTGGCGTTGTCGAAGCTCAGGTCGCCCATGATCTGCTCCTTGGTGACGCTGTCGATCAGCACGACGCTGACGATGTAGCCGCTGACCGTGTAGGTCGCGGTCGTCGCTGCGGTCATGGTCTGCACGGTCTTGGTGACGGCCTTCGGGATGGTCGGCTTGTTCTGGATGTAGGCGTCGCTGTTGGTGTCCTCCACATTCCAGTCGGCCTGCACGTTCTTCTCGGCGTCGGCCGGCGCGTGCTGCGCCTGACTGTGCTCGTATGCCACCTTGCCGCGGTCGCCGCGGTATGCGGTGTTCTCTGTCTCGCCGAGGGCCAGATCGTTGCCGATCGGCGCGTAGACGGTGCCGCTCCAGCGGTAGGTCTGCGCCTCGTACTGGCCGGCCGTCAGGATGATGTAGACCTTGCCAGACTCGGGCGTCAGAGCTGCGCCGCCGTCGCTCGCAGACAGCCAGCCGGACGAGAAGGCCGTGGCCCCGCTCACGATGTAGGCGTCGATGACGTCGTCCACATAGCTCGGGAGCTGATCGGCAGGAACATGGCCGGAGCTGTCCAGCTCTGCCACGCCGCCGGCTGCGCCCTTCTGGCTGGTGGGAATTGCACCCACGTCAGACGCCTGCGAAGGGATCGTGGGCTTGTTCTTGATGAAGGCGTCGCTCGTCGAGTCGGTCACGTTCCAGTCGCTCTGGACGTTCTTCTCAGCGTCGGCCGGCGCGTGCTGCGCCTGACTGTGCTGGTATGCGGCGTCGTAGTTGGCCTTCAGGGCGGCGGTCAGGTTGTTGTCGGTCTGCTTGTCGGCCGAGAGTGTGCCGTCCGCAGCCACGCTGAGGCGGCCGCCCACCTTGATGCCGCCGAGGGCGGTCTTGGTAGCAGCGGGCAGCTCGTAGCCCTTGCCGACGGGTTTCCACTGTGCTCCGTCGTACTGATAGAGCAGCGAGTCGGAGCTGTTGTAGTAGATCTGGCCGAGCTTGGGGTTGGCCGGAGCCGCCGCGAGAGGCTGGATGACCGCGTTCTGGATCTCGTTCTGGCTGAGGTCGAGGTTGGTCAAAAACTTCATGCTTTACCTCCTTAGTTGCAGTATGCAGTCCCGGAAAAGGCAGCGCAGAACGTCAGGCGCACGGTGTTGTCGTTGAGGTATTCGATCTCCCCGATGACAGCCGTGCCGGCGCTGTCCACGACCGTCACAGACGGCCGCTTTCCGAGCCCGTGGGTGATTGTCCAGACCTTCGCAGCCTGCGCCTGCTTGTGCGTGTAGTGCTGGTCTGAAGTGATGCCGAGATCCTCGGCTGTCAGGTCTCCAGAGAGCTCGACGCCGTTGATCTTCGGTTTATTGCGCAGGGTTTGGTAGTTGGAGGCGGTGCCGCCGCCGGTCTCCTTCATGGAGGCCGTCATGCCGGCGGGCGCCTCGCTCATGGTGGCCGAGAATGTCTCCGCGCTGCCGGAGAACTTGGCCTTAAAGTCGACGCTCACGGTCAGATCTGCCCGTCCTTCAGGATCCGGCTGACCGGCGCCGTCATGATGTTGCTGGCGAAGGCCCTCCCGTCTGCCGTCTTGCCGCGGATCTGCACCTCCACGGTCTGATCCGTTTCGGGATCCAGCGAGCCGAGCAGCAGCGTGTCGGCCTGCGTGAGGGTGATGCTGATGACCTGACCGTCGACGTCCACGCCTTCGTCCTCGAGGCGCTTGGTGATCTCGACTTCCTGCGGCTGGCCGTAGGTGCTCCGCTTCTGGACGCGGAAAGTCACCCACATGGTCACGAACTCGCTGGCGTCGATGTCACAGTTGATGGTGATGGTCGGTGTGGTGCCTCTATACATTCGCAGCCTCCTTTCGTGTGATTTCTGCCGGCAGCCTTAGCACTCGAGCCGCTGGAGTGTAGCGTTCCAGATGCCGGAGCTCAGAGTGATGCCAGACAGATCCACAAATGTGATCTGGAAGGGGTTGCTCGTGATTTCGCTGAAAACGGCGTCCCACAGGGTTTGGATCTTGCTGGTGTTCTGCGTCACGGCCTTGTTGAGGTCGATCGTGGCCTGCTTGGCTTCGTTAGCCGTCTTTACGGCCTGTCGGGCGATCTCGATGGCCTCGTTGGCGATGGCCTGCGCTGCGAGGGCGATGGCCTTGTAGGTCTCGTAGTCCTCCTTGGTGGCGTAGGCGTCGGCCGGGATGTAGGCGGTGACGTTGGTGGCTGTGCCGATCGCGGTGACGATGTCGATGGTTTTCTCGACGATTGTGGCACCGCCGGTGGGCGGGATCCACTCAGCGAGGTCGCCGCAGTTGCCGTAGCAGTACAGCACCTCGCCGACGGCCGGGTCGGGATCCTCTGCATAGAGGCCCAGCTCGCGGTAGAAAAAGCCGTCGCTCGTCTGGTCGTTGGTGAAGATGCCGCCGACCGCCACGGTGCCGTCGGTGTTGACCTTCAGCTTGGTGATGTCAATGACCGCCTTCGGGCTGACCACGCCGGTGAGGGAGCGGGGCGTCTGGCCCTCCTCGAGGTAGCCGTCGCCGAGGACGATCTTGGTGTAGGCGATTTTCTGGCCGGCTGCGCCCTTTGCGAGGACGATCAGACCGGCAGCCGTGATGTCGTTGTTGATAAATGCAGCCATGCGCTTCTCCTTTCTGCGTTATTCTGCGATGAGCTCGCCGGTGCCGATGGTCACGGTCTCCCGGTTGTTGTCGTGGACGACTGCCCCGGTGTAGAGGTAGATCTCGTCGCAGCCCATGACGTGCTCCTCGTGGGAGTGTTCCCGGACGGCCATGCCGGAGGAAAGAAACATTTCGCCGGTGAGGCAGATCAGGATCGCGTCGAGCCACGAGCTGCGGCGCTTCACGACGCCGAGCAGCTTCAGGAAAAGCTCGAGGTTATTGTTGACGAGCTCGGGGTTGTCGCTCAGGACTTTGAAATGGTGGGGCTCGCCGCCGTACTCATACCACTCGCGCACCTCGCCGGTGCGAAAATAGTCCCGGACGATCTGCTCCACAGCGTAGCGGGTGCCGAGCTTGGAGTAGACGAGGTCGCTGTTGCGGATGACGGCCCGCTTGGCCTCGATCGGGGCCGTGCTGTCATACCACTGGATGTTCAGCTCCCACGCCATCTCGTCGAGGGTCTGCTCGTCGAGCTGGTCGATCTGGTTCCACCTGCTCATGAGCTTGATCCTCGCAGCCAGAGCCCGGGTGACTTCGTCGGTGCCTTCAGCGAGTCCCTTGACGCTGCCGTCGTCCCTCATCCATGCTGGCAGCAGTTTCAGGATCTCGGCTTCTTGCAGCTTCATCAGACCACCCCCGTGACGCTCTTGTGGCTGACCGTCAGCCTGCCGCTGAAGGCTGCGACCTCTGTGTCGGCGACTGCGGTGTGCTCAGGCTTGACCACGTCGACGCGGATCGCGCCCTCGAGTCCTTCGGCCCACCTCGGGGAGAGGATCAGGCTCCTGAGCTTGTCGGGGTTGATGTCGCGGCCGAGCGCTGTGGTCTGCCATTCGTTGAAGCGGACGATCGCACCGTCGGATCCCTCCACATTTGCCACGACCTCGGCCTCGGTGTCCGGCGTGGTGTAGTAGGTGATCTCGATGTCATAGGGCACGGTAGTCGGAGCCACGGCCCGCACCTTGTCGGTCATGGGGCGCGTGTCCTTTGCGTTGACTGCCTCCAGCACCTTGCTCAGCATGGCGCTGTCCGGCGTCTTGCCGCCCTTCAGCAGCGGCACGATCTTCACGCAGCCCTCGAGGGTTTGCGTGATCTCAATGTCGATGCTCTCAGCGCCGGCGAGACTGCCCTTGACTTCGATGGTGAGCAGGTCGTCCGTGTAGTCGATCGCGTAGTCGACGTCCTTCACGGCCGCGGTGCTTTCGCCGTGGGCCCTGACGATCAGCGTGTCGGTCAGCAGCGTGGCGCCGCCCTTGAAGGCGTGGCCGTCGTAGACTGCCAGTGTCCTGCTGATGGTCTCGGTCTCGCTGACCGCCTTGACGTCGATGATGGAGCTGTCGGCCGTCATGGCCCAGTAGATATAGGCCAGCTCAGGGCCGGCCGTGGATCTCTTGGCCGGGGCCAGTCTGATCCGCTCGCGCAGCCGGTTGTCGCCGGCCTCAGTGTAGGGCTCGCCGTCGTCGCCTCCTGCGGTCTCGGTCAGGTTTGTCACGCTCTCGATGTACGGGATCAGGTCGACCAGCGTCGTGATCGTGCCGACTGCGTAGCCGTTGAACTTGACGCCGTTGCCGACCGCCGACGTGGGGATCTCCACGGAGTAGGTGCCGGCCTGAAGGACTGCGATCTCGTCGGTGGCGAAGTAGTTTTCGCCGTCGGGCGTGACCTTCGTCCACTTCGGGATGATGATGTTAGTCTCTCTCGGCGTGCTCAGTGAGAAGCGCATGACGGTCTTGGCCGTGTCGCCCTCGAGTCGCTTGACGCCGAGCCGCTCGCCGATGGCGTCCAGCACTTCGCCGCGTGCATAGCGGAGAAGGGTCTGCCGGCCGACGTCGTCGAGCTTGTTGTAGAGTGCGACGAACACGGCCACGAGGGCCTCCCCGTAGATCCTGCGCTCGTCGCCGGGGTACAGTGGCTCACCTGCGCCCTTTTCCAGAGCGGTGATGAGCTCGGTGTAGATGGTGCTTGAGTCGATGGTGGTGAGGTGGATGTCCTCGCCGTAGGTGTTGGTCTCGTCGCTCATGGTGTCCACCTCCTTCATGTGTTGGTGTTGTCGATGCTGGCGTTGATCTCGAAGCCGCCCACCTCAGCGGCCAGAGCTACCAGCTCGACGTCGGTGAGCTTCACGCGGGGCTCGTAGGTTTCCACCACGAACTCCACCTCGGCAGCCAGCTCAGGGGCCGCCGTTTCGCTCGGTTGGTCGATCAGCGAGCGGTCGATCCCTTTGATGCGCTCATAGGGCACCTCGCCGCGGGTCGTCTTGAGAAGGTTCTGCACGCACGTCTGTGGCGTGCCGTTGCCGCTTGCTTTCATGGGATCACCTCGCTTTACTTGGTCAGTTGTGTGTTGTTGGGTTTCCTCGCAGCCTTGTCGCTGCTGGACGCCCCGATCGAGGCAGCGGAGGAGCTGATGCCGAGCTCCTTGTAGGTTGCCACCCCCGCGGCCTTTTTGGTGCCGGAGGAGCTGCTGCCGGACGAGCTGCTCGAGGAGCTGGTCGCCTTCTTACTGCTTGCCTCCTCGGCGTATTCCGTCAGGGTGATGGAGATCTTGCCCTTCAGGATCCTGCCGAAGTCGTCGATCGTGGTGTCGCTCAGCTTCACGGCCGTGAGCTGGAGCTTGGGAGGGCCGAAGCGTCGGCCCGCCAGATAGAACGGGGCGTAGTTGCCGACGAGCTCAGTCCATGACTCATACTCGCCGCGGACGTCGGTGCCGGCTACCATAGCGACGTCGAAGTCGAAGGAGAGGCTCTGAAGTTTCAGGGCCTTGGTCTTGGTAGCCGGGGATCCAGCCTTGTCGTCGCTGTTCTCGGTGTCCAGCTCGACGCCGGCCGAGATGCCGTTCAGGGCTGCGATCTTTCGGCTGGAGACTTCCCACGTCTTGCCGCCCCATTTCGCCATGATGGCCATGTGCGTCTCGCCTCCTTAATGCGGGCCGCTGGTCTCTCCGTGGACGCCGGCGTGCGTGTGGGCCTTGAGGCTGATGCCGGAGGCGGTGACGTCGCCGTCAGGCACGGTCACGTCGCCCTTTTCGACCTTTACGCTGCCGGGCACAGTGCCGTCCCATTCCCCGTCCATTCGGGAGAGGATGATGCCGGTGCCGTCCTCGAACATGGCATAGGCGACCTCGTCGCCGGGCTTCAGGTTTCCCATCTTGCCCCGCAGCCACCACGGGATCGTGAGCGGCCGCGTGACCATGCCGTCAGCGGTGCAGGGGAGCACTCTGGCCGTGGTCTTATCGCCGTTGCGGTCAGCAGCTCCCTCCACTGTGGAGATCTTGCCCTTTTGGATCATTTGGTTGTTGCTGTTCATTAGTAGCCCTCCAGTGGTCTGCGGAGGTACAGCTTGCTCCGGGTTTTGACGTAGTCATGACGGATCCGGCTGATGAAGGCCGCGCCGTCCCACGACTTCACGCCCTCAGTCGCCAGAGTGACCACGGAGCCCGCTGCGTAGTTACGCAGCAGCGAGCCCGTCCAGAGGGTGCCGACCGTCGCCGCTTTGTTGGCGTCCCGCAGGAGCCCGCGGGCGAAGCGGTCGGCCTCTGACTGGTCGCTCATTCGGATCGGGATGACCTTGTGGAGCACTTTGTCGCCGCCAGCCGGCGCCGAGAAGGTGCCGGTCAGTCCTCCGTTGACTACTTCGGCCGAGCCGTAGGCGTTGGCGCCTTCGTCCCGGTACTGGAAGTCGCTGGCGGGTGTGATGGTGATGGTGTCGCTCGGCGTCTGGCTTTCCATGTATGCCTCGTCGTAGACCACCAGCTTGCCGTCATAGACCAGAAACGCCGCACCCTCGAGGGTGCAGCGCTGCTGGAAGAAGGCGAAGTCGGGGAGGTTGTTCTGCTCGACGTAGTCATAGGTCTGGTCAGTGATGCCGAAGGTCTGGAGCGTCAGGCCGTGCCGGCCGGCGATCTCCTGCGCCAGTTGCAGGAACTTGACCTTCTCCCACGCCTTGCTCCGCTTGTCTTTCACGGATTGCGGCATGGAGTAGGCCCGCAGGGTCACGATGCCGGACTCGGGCACGACGCTCTCGACGAACATTTTGCCGGTTTTGGCTGCTCCGTCCTCGATGGCGATGGTGTCGCCCTTCTTGGGGTTCCACGTGTCCCACAGTTGGCGGGTGTCGTTCAGCTTCAGCAGCAGCTCGTCGCTCTGCTTCTCGGCGTACATATCGTGATAGCAACGGTGGACGCTGATGTCGGGGTAGATGTCGACGCCTTGGTATAAGATTTTCACATGGATCACCTCCTCCACGGGGGCAGCGTGTCGGGTGTGGTTACGGTCTCGACGATCGGGATCCGTACCAGCTCGCCGCCCTCGAAGATCAGGACGTCGCAGAGGTCGGGGTTGGCGGTGATGATGGTGCTCGCCATGCGCTCCTCGTTATAGGCAGCCAGCGCGATGCTGTCAAAAGTGTCGCCGCCCTGTGCGGTGTACTCAATAAAGCCGACTGTCTGCTGTGACATAGGCGCCACCCTCCCTTCTGCTTAGTGCTTCGAGAACGAAGTCAATGAACTCGGGCTCCAGCTCGCGCAGCTTGCGGATCAGGGCGTCCTCGTCGGTGTCGCCTTCGATCTTGATCTGCGGGGAGAAGGAGAGCCCGCTCAGGTCGTAGACCACGGACGTGCTCGAGCCTCCACTCAGCAGCTCGTAGTCGCTTTCGTTGGACGCGCCGAGCATTTGCCCGGCCTTGGCCCAGTATTCGAGGTTTTCGCTGCGGTATGCAGGGTTGAAGCTGATGACAGCCTCGGTGGGGTATCGCGGATCCTCGCCCGCGATGGACGGGCCGCTCGTGAAGCCGCCGGTTGCGAAGCCGGAGACGCCCCCGCCGCCACCCCCGCCGCCGAACAGGCCAGCGATCTTACTGATGACGCCGGAGCCGAAGCTCACGATCTTGGCGATGACGTCGGCGATCGTCCCCAGCACGGAGGCGATCGGCTGAAGCAGGGCCAGCAGAGGGCTCAGGATCGGCATGACGAGGTTGAGCAGGGACACGAGAGGCGGCAGCAGCGCTTGGACGATCTGCATCAGAGGCGGCAGCAGCGGCATGATGACGTCGTTGACGATCTGAAGCGCGACCTCCAGCAGCGGGGTGATGACCGGCAGCAGCGCGGAAATGATCTGCACCAGTACCGGCAGCACAGCGCTCACGATCTGCGTTATCATGGGGAGGATCGTGCTCAGAAGGCTGGCGATCGGTGGCAAAATTGCCCCGACGATCTGCATCAGCGGCGGGAGCAGAGTCTGCACCAAACTGAGCAGCGGAGGGAGCAGGGTGCTCATGAGCTGCGTCAGGATCGGCAGCAGATCGGCCGCGAGCTGAGAGATCAGCGGCAGCACGTCCTCGAGAGCGTTAGCCGCTCCCATGAGGAACTCCTCGACAAAAGGCGCCGCAGCCTCGACCGCGTCGCTGATGACCGGGACGATCTGCTCCATGAGCTTTTGTAGCACGGGCATGAACTTGTTGAGGCCGTCGAACACGGTGTTTGCCATCGGCTTCAGGGCGACCTCGAGGCCCTGCTTCATGATCTGGAGCCGCTCGGCGAAGTCGTAGGTGTCCTCGGCCGCTCCGGCGATGGTTTCGCCGTTCTCCAGCAGGCTTTCCGTCAGGTCTCCGACGGCGAGAGTGCCGTCTCTGATCGCTGCGGCCATTGTGGATCCGGCCTTGGTGCCGAAAATCTCCGACGCGATGCTTGCGGCCTCTGCGGCCGTGCCTGCGTTCTTGATCTGCTCGTAGTACATAGCCAGCCCATCGCTCGCGCTGATGCCTTCCTTCGCCAGTGCGCCGACGCTCTTTTTCATGGCGCCGAGGACTTCCTCGACGTTGACGCCGGCCTTGTCGAGCTGCCCCATGAGGGCGCTCGCTGTCTCGAAGGAATAGCCCATCTCCTGAAGCTGCGGGCCGAACTTCTGCATATTGCTCATAAGGTCAGTGAAGCCCATGCCGGTGCTCTGGCTGACCTTGAAGATGTAGTCCATCGCGCCGCCCATGTTTTCGGCGTCGATGTTCCACTGTTGGAAGGCTTGGCTCGACTCCTCGATCACGCCGCCGAGGTCGTCCCCCAGCATATCGCTCACTTGGAGCGCCTGCTTGGAGATCTCCTGAAGCTGCGGGCCAGTCAGGCCGAGCCGGGTGTTGTAGTCCGCGATGGCTTTGCTGGCGTCCTCCATAGTGGTCGGCACGCTCTTGTAGACCTCGTCGAAGTCATCGAGCAGCCCATCCAGAGCGTCGCCGGTCGCGCCGGTGCCGATGCGGATGGCGTCGGCTGCTTCGTCGAACTGGCTGCCGAGATCCTTCAGGTACTTGCCGGCCTCCACCACGGCCTTGCCAGTGGCGACCGCGATGCCGCCGACGGCGGCACCCACGGCGAGAGCTTTCACGTTCAGGCCGCTGATCTTTTTCTGCGCGGACTCGATCGCCTTCCCGAGTGAGGGGTCGATGCTGCCGGCCAGATTGACGACCGCCTGAAGCTCTTTCCCTTTTCCTGCCATGTGTGTCACCTCCTCCTGATGTGCGGCTTTTTAATGGTCGGCGCCGGGTGGCGCTTCGCCTGTTGCTTGGCTTCTTCCACGGCCTCGCCGTATTCCGTCAGGAAGTCGGTCAGCCTTCGCTCTCCGATGTCTCGGACTGAGGTGTGGAAGGCTCGGGCGTAGTCTCGGATTGCTCGCCGGAGCTGTTTTGGCTGGAGGGTTCCTCCGACCTCCCGGAAATAAAATCCCGGCCGATCCTCATGATCTGCATGACGTCATAGCCGTGGACGCGCTCGAGGTCGCTCATGTCGATCTCGGGGTTGACGGCGATGATGGCCTCGAAGCCGAGGTAGAGGTGCAGACCATAGTCCAGCTCGGCCGCGCCGGCCGCGTTGCCGTTCTTGGATCCGCTGGCGGTCAGCTTGCGGGCGTCGGCCTCCGCGAACATTTGCGCGGTGATCTCATTCGCGTCATAGGTCAGCTCCGTGCGCTTCTTGTTGTTGATGGTCAGCGGGTTGCTGAGTGTGATCTTGTTCTTCATGGGGTACTCCTTTCCGAAAATAAGAGCCGCCCCGGGAAGGGGCGGCCCTGTCTGTTACAGCAGGCTGCGGATCTGCTTGTAGTAGTCCTTGCCGCCGACGCGGAGGATCTGGTTGAGCTGGTCGATCAGCCAGTATTCCGTCCCGTCGACGAAAAGCTGGTAGCGGCTGACCGCGTAGCCCAGCTCGTTCTCGCTCTGGCTGCCGGGATCCACGGACAGGCCGGGGATCGTCTTGGTCACGACGCGGAGGAACGCCTTGCAGCCGACGGTCTTGGTGGATCCGTCTGCCTTCTTGACGTCCTGCACCCAGCGGAACTCGAGCGTTCTGCTGTCGAGAGAGGCCATAGAGCGCAGGCCCATGTCGGTGCCGACCTTGTTGACGGTCGCCTCCATAGCCTCGATCTGGCCGATGATCGGCAGCGTCAGGGTGCCCATCGCCTTGAAGTCAGCAGTCAGGAGATTGATGGCCGGCAGCGTGATGGTCACGTCCTTGGCGACCAGTTTGCCGGCGTCGTACACGGTGTCAGCCAGTACGGGGCCGTTGAGGTCGATCCATGCCATTACTCCTCACCTCCTTCGTAGTAGACGGAGAAGCCGGCGTCGGTGTATGCGACGTAGACGCTGGCGCTCTTGAGCGGAGGCGTCGGGGTGACGTTGATGTCCCACCTGAAGTCGCCGTTCATGATGTCGGTGGTGCTGTTCTCACTCTCGAGGAACAGGATCTTCGGCTCGCCGATCAGGGCGCCCATGCTGACATAGCCGTCGAGCTTCTCCTGCTCGCGGTTGATGATCTGATCCTTCAGCGCTCTGGTCATGGGCTCGTCGATCTTCGGGCTCCATTCGCGCTGGAAACTGTTGGTGATGTGCATGAGCATACGCATGGAGACGTCGAAGATGGCGCGGGGGTCTACTTCGGCGCCGTAGGTGTATGCAGCGGTGTGGTCGCCCCACAGCACCCACTCACCAGCCCACGCCACGACGGTGCTGATGCCCTTCTGCGTGAGCTCCTTGCCGGTCTGCTGGTCGAAGCCGCGGTTCTTGGCGTTGGCTCCAAAATACTGCTTGATGACCGGCACGGCCTTGTTGCCGCAGGTCTCCATCGGGACGCTGTTGTGGCTGAAGTCGGCACGCATGAGCTCGACCGCTGCCAGCGTGCTGAGGTGGTAGTTGTTGCCGAGGTTGTCGGTGGCCTGCGGCCAGAATACCTTCGAGCACTCGCTGGTGAAGGCGTTGTTCTTCTTCCATGCGATCGCCTTCTCGATGGTGTCGACGGCCTGCGCGTTGCCGTCTACCAGAGGCAGGTCGGCGAGGACGAAGGCGTCCCAGTGGCCGTTGATCTTCTGGCTGGCCGCGATCATAGCGTTGTAGACCGCAGGGCTGTGGCTCCAGCCGGGCGCGACGATCAGGTTGACGACCGCGTACTGCTCAGGATAGAGCAGGGCGATGGAGCTGAGGCCGCTATACTCGCCGGAGGCGGTGACGCCGCCGATGATGTCGGCGTCCTCTACCAGAGAGTCGTCGATCTCGTAGAAGCTGGCCGTCAGGTTGCCGGTGAGCTGCGCGTCCTGTTTCAGGCTGGTGATGATGACCGTGCCCTTGGTGAAGTTGTAGTCCACGGCGTAGTCCTCGCCCTCGACGTAGTTGCCGGCGTCGTCGCCGGCCTTGGCGATGGTCAGGGTGTCGAGGATGATGGTGGAGCTGGCGAACTCGGCGCGGCCGCCTGCGAAACTCAGGGGCGCGGTCGTCTGCGCCTCCTTTCTGTGCTTGCCGGCAGCGGGATCCAGCACGTTGATGACGTAGATGGGGCCGATGTTGCCGATGGTGTTGTTGAAGTGCGCGTTCATGACTTCGCAGAGGGTGAAGGTGCCCCAGTCGGCCGCATACCCGAGCTTTTTCTGCGCGTCGATCAGGTTGCTGATCTTCACGGGCTCGTTGATGACGCCGGCCTTGTCGAAGCCGCGCACGAGGTTGACGGGCGCGGTGCCGATATAGATCGGCGTGGTGCCCGCCTGCACGGCGCTCTGTGCCACGGTCTCGCCGATGTGGCCGTAGGCGCCGTAGAGGTACTCGTTTGCCATGTGCTTGTCCTCCTTTGCATAAAATTAGACAGCCGAGGACTCGGCTGCCTTAAAGCAGATGGTCGTAGTTTTTGGCGTGCCGGGTGAGGGTCTCCTCGACGGAGAACTCAGCCCACGCAAACCAGTAGGGATAAAAGTCAGGTACAGCGTCCTGCTCAGCGACGGGGCCGAAGGTGATGCCGAGCTCCTTGATGACGCGCAGGTCTCCGATGTACTCGGCGTTTTCGATCAGTCTGAGCGCCGTGTCCACAAAATTCCATGCGTCACGCCAGCCCTCGCCGTTCTTCTGGAAGAAGTCGGCCGCCTCGCTGTTGTATTGCTGGATATAGGTGCCGCTGCCGTTGCCCTGCGGTATATAGATGTCGGGCCCGTGGTAGCCGGGATCCCATGCAGAAAAGCAGAGCCGGATCTTAATGCCGCGGGTGTGTTCGATCAGGTCATCCTCCCCCTGAGCGAGCTGGACGCAGACCGAAGGGATCGGCGCCGCGACCTTTGGGGGCGTCCTGTCCTTGGACGGGACGAACAGGGAAAAGGCGGCCGGGTTCACCAGCTTGTAGGGGTAGGAGGCGTCTGTGGCGTTGTCGTCGGGGAGCTTCAGCTTTACCAGAGGGCATACCTCGGTATTCAGCCAGCCCCGGACGGTCTCGATGCTATTGACGATGGACACGGTGCAGCACCTCCTACATAGTCACGGTCTGGCCGAGAGCCACGGTTGCGATCCCCATGTCCTCGCTCCAGTCGTTGACGATGTATTCGCGGCCGTCGACGTTCAGGCCCTCGCCCGCCGGGCGCCGGGCGGGCAGATCCTCGACCGCTGCATAAAGCAGCAGAGAGGACTCTGCCACGCTCAGCTCTTGCCCCCCTTGGCGTTCTCGCAGGGCGTTGTCGTCGAGTACAGCCGCGATGGTCTTGCCTTCGACTCTGTGCTCCTCCCCGAACTCAGAGAGATCGAGGAAAACGCGGCGCCGGTCGTTGGCGACCATCTCCTTGAAACTGAAGGCCATCAGACGGGATCAGCAGCGCCGAACTGAGGGGGCTCCTCGTCGTCGGTGCCGTCGTCGTCAGTCTGGCCGGCCTTGGCCGTCTCGATGGCAGCGATGACGTCGGCCTTCTTGCGCATAGCAGAGGCGTCGACGCCGTAGGCTGCGGCGATGTCCTTCAGCTCGTCGAGCTTCATGTCCTCGTTGTACTCAGGCAGGCCGTCCGCAGGGGGCTCAGCGCCTCCCTCGGGCTGGCCGGGATCCTGCGGCGCATTGGCGCCGGCCGGGTCGGGCGTGTTGGGATCCTCGGCCTGAGCGGGTGCTGCGTCGACGTACTTGGCGACGCCTTCCTTGACCAGACGGGCCTCCAGCTCGGGATCGAACTGCTTGGGCCCGTCCTGATTGGTGATTGGGACTACCTTGCGGCCGTTATAGTAGCCGAAGGTGCCCGCGATGATCTGGATCATGGTCTGCTCCTTTCTGCTGCGCTTAGTCCTGAGTCAAGACGTCCGCAACGATGAACGGGTTTCTGTTGTTAGGGATCAGCAGCGGGCGGCTGGAGATCGTCAGGCTGCGGGTGTTGCCTTCAGCGCTGGACAGATACTTCGGCACACGGCGGCCGGTGTAGGTGTGGAACTCGCCATCAGCCTGCTCCACCTGAGTGACGGCGCCGTACAGAGTGCGGCCGCAAGCGGGCGCGGTCAGGATGCACTTGCCGGAGGGGATGTAGAGCTTGTCGTTGCCGTCGTCGTCGGTGTAGGTCTCGTCGTAGGAGATCACGCTGATGATGCGGCCGTTGACGTTCAGGCGGGCCATGACAGCGGCGCCGGCAGGCAGCACCTCGGGCTCGACCATGCCGAGCTCGTAGCGCTTGTTGTCGAGCAGCTTCTGGATGATCTCGTTGTTGACGATGGTGTCGGCCACGTCAGGAGAGCAGACCAGATCTGCCGCGCGGAGGCCCTTGCTGGTCAGCATACGAGTCATCACGCCGAGGTCGGCGAGGATCTTCGCGCCGGTGGCGTCCCACTTGGTCGTAGGGGTGTAGGTTGCGGGGTTGCTGGAGCCCTCATAGAAGTGGATCTCCATCTCGTCACTCTTATCGACGTCGTCGGCGATGTGCTTCATGATGCAGCCGTTGGTCAGCATAGTCTCAGCAGCCATAGCCTCCTCACGGCGAGTAATAAGCTCGCCCAGCTCGTCGGCGTCCTTCAGGATGAGAGCCTGCTGACGCTGCTCAGGAGTGAGCTGCGTGAAAAGGGCCTCACCGAAGCCGCGCTTCTTCAGGTCATCAGCGGAGAGAGAGCGCTTAGGAGCCACAAAAGGAGGGGTGTACCTCTCGATGTGGTAGCCGTTGCGCAGGATAGCGACGCCGCCCTTGCGGGGAGCAACGAAGGGCGCCAGCTTCTTGTTGCCATCTTTGTACTCGACCAGCACGTCGTCAGTGGCGAAAACGTCGCTCGCGTCGTTGGTCGGGAAATAGCGGTCACGCAGGAAGGTCGTGGCAGGGGTGAGCTGCTGCACGGCCATGAGCAGCGTGTGGGTCTCAAAAAAGTTAAAAGGCATTTTGTTGTCCTCCTTCGCTTAGTATTCGATCGCGTCGGAGAGCAGGATGCCGGCGTTGCGCAGGATCTCCTCGTCCGCTGCGGTCAGGGTGTAGCTGCCATCGGTGTGCAGCTTGTTGCGGGCAAAATGCCCGGTACGATAGGCGGTGGCCACGGCGCCGGCGGTGACGTCGGTGTCGTCGGTCAGGATGTAGGTGCCGTTGGTAGCGCTCAGGGCAGCGGCCGCAGGGGCCAGCTCAGCGCCAGCAGCGCCGGTGACTACGGTGCCGCGCTTCAGGATGCCGGTGCCGGCTGCCAGCTTCACGGTCACGACGTCAGCGACGGGCACGTTGTTGACGATCAGGCCGTCGTATTCCACGGCGCCGATGTTCTCGTCGAGTCTCTTGCTCATTAGTTTTTACCTCCCTTGCTGGTCTTGGTGGAATTGTAGATGCCGACGATGGCGTCCACCTTGGCCTTGTCGTCGGTCTCGCTGCCTTCCTCGCCGCCGTTAGGAGCAGCACCGACGTCGCCAGCGCCAGAGTCGGCATTGTCGGCCGCGCTGTCCTTCAGGTGCTTGATCCCGAGGGCCGCCTGCTTTTTCATAGCCTGAAAAGCGAGCTGCTCAGCGGTGCAGGGGTTTTCGCCATACTTGGCGTCATGGACGAGCTGCGCGTCGCCCACGCTGGCCTCGATGCTCTCGATGGCCTGAAGGCGCTCGCGCTCCTGCGTGATTGCCTCCGTTCTTGCAGTTGCCGCGGCCTGCTGCTCGATCTGAGCCACGAGGTCGGGGTACTGCGCTCTCATTTCTTCGAGGGTCATGGGTTTGTTTCCTCCTTCGTTTTTGATGGCCGGGGTCTCCGGCTTATTTCCAGCCGCAGCAGCGGCGTGGATGCTGTTGTTGACCGGGATCGCCCCGGGGATGTGTCTGAAGTTGCTGACGTCGTGCCTGATGCCAGCCACGAGGAGCACCTTCTTGTCTGCGCTCAGGGCGGCAGACGGGCCCGCGTCGTCGAGCAGGGTGTTGGCGAAGCCGTTGTCGACCGCCTCCTGACCGACCATCCATGTCTCGCGGGTCATCATGCTGCGGAGCTGGTCGACCTCGATGCCGGTCTTGGCGTGGTAGATCTCCGCGAGGGCCCGCTCGCTGGCGTCGAAGTCCTTCTGGAGCTTCTTCAGGTCTTGCAGGTTGTAGTAGTCCCACAGGAGCCCGCTGACGCCGTGGATCATGACCATGCTGCCGGGGTAGACCTGCACCTCGTCGCCGGCGCACATGATGACGCTGGCCGCGCTGGCAGCGATGCCCTCCACGATGACGGTCTTGGTGCCGCTCAGGCCCTTGATCGCGTTGTGGATGGCGATGCCGGTGTAGAGGTCGCCGCCGCAGCTATTGATCTTGATGGTGATGTTGCTCTTGTCCTTCACGGCAGCCAGATCCTCGAGGAAGCCCTCGGGGGTGATGTAGAGGCCGGGCTCAGGCTCGCCCGTCCACCAGTCGATCGGCTGGCTGCTCATGACGTCGCCGTAGAGCAGGATCTCGCCCGTGTCGTCGCCGGTGCTGGCGATGTTCCAGAACTTCTGGAGCTTGCCGCCAGTAGGAGGCGCAGGGGCAGGCCCCGCGATGCAGCGGGGCGGGTTATTTGCTTTCATGGTGTTCGTCCTCCTTGAGTGCTTTGATGATTTCGTTCCGCAGCGCAGCCACCACGCCGGGCTCGGTTGCGCCTGATGCGCCGCCGGTGCCGGAGGAGCTGCTGCCCTGAAGGGGCGCGTTTGCTTCGGCGAGCTTGGCGTTTTCGCGTGCGAGCTGGTCGACGTTGGCGTCCCACTGGCCGCCGTTGAGCCGGATCGTGCTTTGCTCGCGGGTGCTGAAGCCTTCGCCGACTGCGAGGATCTCGGCCGTGATCTCCTTGACCGGGTCGAGCTGGCCCTGAGACGGGCCGATCCATTCGGCGCCGAGATAGGCGGCGCGGATCGCCGGATCCGCGAAAAAGCCCGGGGCGTCAATGCGGCCACGGGCGACGGCTTCGGCCATCCAGACCTCGTAGATCGGGGCGCAGAAGTCAGCGACAAACCACTCGCGGCGCATTTTGAAGGCTTTCCACGCCTCCAGCAGGGCCGCACGGCTGGCGCTGTACGAGCTGTTGAAGGACTTCAGCAGCAGGTCGGCCGGGATCTCGAGCGCAGCGCCCACCTGTTCGCAGATGGCTCGCAGGAACGAGTCGAAGCCGCTGGCCGGCCGTTTCGGGTCGGCGAATACGACGTCCTCGCCGGGCTCCATGATGTTGATCTGGCCCGGGCCCATCTCGTACTCATTGGGATCGCGGCTCACCTCTGGCAGGCTGCTCCCCACTTCGTTGAATGGGTTGTCGGACGCCCCGGCCTCCGTTTTCACGAAGGCGGTGAAAAAGCTCTCGACGATCGCGGCTGTCAGCTCGCTCTCGGTGTACCTGCGAAGCTGAAGTAGCGGCTCGATCACCTGCGCCAGATAGCTGACGCCTCTGTACTGGTCAGGCCGCTCCGAGTCCATGACCTGCAAGATGTTCGGGAGGCCGGTGCGGTCTCCGTATGCCTTGACGCGCGTCCACTTGGTCGACGCCGTGCCGAGCTCGAGGGGGTAGGTGCTGCGGATGTGGTATGCCTCGATCATGCCGTTGGGGTTGACCTCGACGCCATCGTAGATGGTGTTGCCGTTGGCTGCCTTGCCGGTAGTCGCCAGCAGCGGGGTCATGATGCCGGCGGCCGTCGGGGTTGCCACTCGGTCTGCCTCGACGAGGTGGATCCTGAGCGAGTAGGGCGTGGTCGGCGTGGGATCGTACTGCTTGATGACGGCGAACACGTCGCCGCTCACCAGCCACGAAGCGAGCGCGAGCTGCTGCATGGCGTAGAAGTTGTTCACGCCGGTGGCGTCGCAGGCTGCCTTGCGGTTGGCCCACAGGGCGAACTCCCGCTCCGTCTTTGCCTGCCACAGGTCAGCCGCCTCCTGATCCATGCCGAGGGCCTCGCGGTCGATCCGGCTCTGGAGCTTCAGACCGACGCCGATGACGTTGGTGCGGTTGGTCTTGATGGCCGAGGTGGCGATCGGGGCCGCCATGTAGAGCATACGGGCACGCTGCCGGAGTGTCGCGTTGTTGGCGTCGATGTCCTCCTTCGGGCTGCCGCTCATAGCCCTGAAGCCCTTGGTCGCTTTCTTCTGCCAGCTCGCGCCGGCGTCGCCGTAGCCCTTATTCACAGGGCGCGGCTGCTGCCGCCTGTTCTGTGGGCGGCTTCTGCTTTTTCTTTTGCTGATGGTGCTCACCTCCTTCATGGTGAA